TTTTCTGTACTCTTGGAGCGTGCGTGTACTGAGCCGTAATTGGCTACAAACCTCCTCGCCAGTGAGGTAAACCTCTCCGCCTAACATCGGACGGGCGGTAGCGCAATACCGCTCCAGTTTCTTCAAAGTGCCCTCCATCAACTGTGCAAACATCTGCATTTGAGGGTCTTGCTGTGTAATGATTTCTTTCTCTTCCATAGTTCATTCTGTGTTTGATTTCATTCATTGTTTGCATTCAGTAACTCTGCGATGTCGCTCTCCTTATAATAGCATTTATGCCCAATGATGGAGAAGGGTATTTTACCCGTGTCGCGATAGGATTGTAGGGTGCGTTTGCTGATGCCGAGCCTGCGGCATACGGCTTCATTGTCGAGCCATTCGTCCGTTTCGGGCGGATTGCCGATAAACTGTTCAATACTGTGGATAAAGTCTGCAAATTCGGAGCAGTGCCGCTCCCACGCTTTGCGGTCGATGATAATGAGTTTCATTGCCTTGATTTTGTTTTGATTACTTTATTGTTACTCGGCAAACAAACTGTTATGCAGTCCATTGCCGTACTTATCGAGTGCAAAAGTAAATCCTCGGAAGCACCGCTGCAAGAAATGAGGAAAAGCAGGGAAATGTCAGGAAAACAAGAGAAAAAGCAAAGGAAATCAGTCTGCATTATTGCGGTAATGAGATGAGGTGCCGGCTCTTTTCTTTTATCACATAGCAATTATTCTTTCAACAGTTCGATAGTTCGACAAATCGATATGTAGAACTATCGATAGATAGTTTTATCGATAGATTATTTTGACGATATATAGTTTTGACAACAGATAGTCATGACAACAGATAGTCATGACAACAGATAGTCATGACAACAGATAGTTATGACAATAAATTGTACAAACAACAGATAGTCCGTATTATCGTCAGTCCTATCTATTGTTGGCTGTTACGCCTTGCGTCCAAAGAGCCTGAGTATGCCGTATTCTTGTCGTGCCTATACTCTCTTACGGCAGCCCTGCCCTGCAAGGTTGGGAGAGATGAATACGACCGCACGAATACAGAAAATGGCAATACCAACTTGAAAAGAAAAATCCTGCGGTGGAGATTCTTCTCTCCATCCGCAGGACTTGACCTTGTCAGGGCAGATTAGCTGCCGTTGTACCTTTGCACGATAAGAAACGGCATCAGGGACTTTGCGTGTGCCTTTGCTTACAACGCCTTGGGCTTACCCCTCCGTCTGACCGATTATTGGCAAATGATTGCTCTTGGTAAGCAGCACTATCGTGCCTGTGAGTTCGGTGTAAAGACGGTCGTATTGCTCGTCAGAAGCAAATGTGTCCGTCAAACCGAACTTGTCGAATGTGGCTTGAACAGCCTTGTTCGACAACAGTATAGGTACGAGTTTCTCTGGGAGTGGTGCAGGCAGTTCCCTCTCAAACTCGTTCTCCAAGACAGAAACAAGTGTGTCGTACTTGGAAAAGTGCAAACCTTGATACAATACCTCACTTGCTATGCTCTCTGCTTCGGGGTGCGAAAAACCTTGTGCCACGGCATCGCAGTAAGCAGTGAGAGCCATATCTGCCCGTGCAGTGATAAACTCCGTATCTTTCAATCTCTCGGGGTGATGCTCACTTATGTAACTTCTTAACTTCAATCGAAAATAGGAAAGTTCCTGTTTGTTGTTCTCTTTCATAATCGTTTGGTTTTCAATCGTGAATAAAAAATGTTTGGTAATTACTTCCTTTTTATGCTTGTTGCAATGGAATGTTCTGCCGTGCTATCGACTCACAATAACCCTCAAATACAGTATGCTCCCTGTCTGTGAGTGCAGTCATATCCTCTTGTATCTTATGGTCGGTTATCTTTCCGTAGATTTGTGTTGTACCGATATTACTGTGTCCGAGCATCTTGCTGAGTGTTTCCATTGATATGCCGTTGGAAAGACAAATCGTGGTAGAAAATGTGTGCCGAGCCATGTGAAAGGTCAAGCCTTTCTCTATTCGGCATATCTGACCGATGTTCACACAAGCTAAAGATGCCTTCCTAATTGTGAGATTGGGGAATATCAATTCGTCCGATTTTTTGTTCTTGATATAGAGCGAAAGGATTTGTTTGGCAATAGGCAGAAGTGGGATAATCGCTTCCACGTCCGTTTTCTGCCTTTTGATGCGGATTTCCTCTGTGCCATCTGTATTACGGATGATATGCTTCGGTTTGAGCCGTTGCATATCCACACGAGCCAATCCTGTAAAAGCACAGAAAAGAAATAGCTGTCTTGCACGTTCAAACTGCTTGTCAATAATGGGCGTTTGTAATACTCGTTGCAGCTCCTCTGTAGTGAGATAACGCCTTGTGCGGTGTGGAAGTTCTGCTTTGTAGTCTGCAAACGGATCGATGCGGATATACTTCTTCTGCTGACCGATGCCGATGAGTTTTCTAAGGAAGATGACCACTACCTGAATAGTGGCAAGAGAAAGGTTGCGCTCTGATTTAAGGTAGAAGTCCATCCCTTCGATAAAACCATAGTCAAGCGATGAGTAGCGAATATCCTCCAGCCCCAAGCGTTCACGCAAATAAGCCTCAATGAGTTGTGTGGCATAGATGTAGTTGGCAAAGGTCGGTTTGGCTACCGTTATTCCCACACAAGGACGCTTTTCCTCAATAAATAGTCGTGCTTCCTCCAAAAGAAGACCTTTGGGCTTGTCTTCTTCCATGAGTTCACGCTTCAGTAACTCGGCGGTGATATAGCCATGTTGCCAAACCAATTCTTGGTATTTGCCTTTGGCTTGTTCCTCTTTGGTTTGCAAGTAGCGGTTGATTTCCTTTGTTTCTTCGCCTATACCTTTGCACCGTCCCTTACGACTGTCCCAAAGTTCGGGAGCGATTTCCTTTCCCGTGCTGTATTGTACCTGTTCTCCGTCTATGGTGATGCGCCCCATAATCGGGCATTTGCCGTTCTTTTTCTCTTTGGAACGGTTGATATAAAAGAGTGTCTTGAATGTGCTTCGTGCCATGATTTCAAAGTTTTAAGGTGAATGTATCTTGTATGCGTTGTTGTACTTTCTGCATATCCCGATGGATTCTCTCGGAGGAAACAACTGCATAGATTTGTGTTGTTCTCAAATTTGTGTGTCCGAGCATACGGCTCACCGTTTCTATAGGTACGCCTGCCGAGAGTGTGATAAGCGATGCAAAGGTGTGTCTTGCCATGTGAAAGGTCAGCGGAGTTTTCATACCGATATTTCGCTGTATATAGTGCATGCCATTGAGGATAACGTCGGTGGTTGGAACGTCAAAGACAAAGCCTGCCCTTATGCCTCTATAACGATTCATGATAGTCTGCGCAGGGGGAAGCACCTGCACACGATACGGAGTCTTTGTCTTCATGCGTCTGCCCTTGATGCAGAGTTCACCCTCTTCCAAGACGATGTTTTCCTCTCTTAAATTGCGGACATCGGAGATAGCCAAACCTGAAAAGCAGGAGAAGACAAAGAGATCACGGACAATGCGGTAGTTCTCCCACTCAATCTCCAAGTCAATTATCTTTTGTAGTTCGTCTTGCGTGATGTTTCTCGGTTCGCCTTTTGGTCGCTCGTAACTGTAGCCCAAGAACGGATAGAAGTCCAGCACGCCTTTCTTCACCGCCATGCGGACGATGGTCTGCAAAGTAGACAAGGTACTCGATATACTGCTGCGTTTCAGCTTTCGGTCAATGGTGAGATAATACTCGAAGCCCTCGATAAATGCTTTGTCCAGCTGTGAGAGTGGAATATCGCTTACTTTGTGCTTCTTCTGCACATACTCACGGAGCAGGGAAAGTTGGTAGGTACGGAGTTTGAACGTCTTTAAGGCTCGATCAATGCCGATACGTTCCTTTGTCAGTGTGAGATACTCCCCAAAACTCTCCAAGAGCAAGGCCTGACGGTGGATTTGCCCCTGATAGGCATCTCTCACGTCTGTGGCGGTAAAAGTTTCTTCTCTTTCACTGAATTCGTGAAAGCGTGCGTGGATAAGTGCGGTGCATTCACCGAGTTTCTGATTGACGGACACAGCCATGCTGCTCTTGCCGATAAGCCTTTGCTTACGACTGTCCCAAAGAGTGAGCGGAGTCTTGCACTTGGTGGAGAAGCCCGAATGGGTTCTGCCAACTGAGATTCGCCCAATGACAGGCACAAGTCCTTTCTTGTCGGTTCGTTTCGCCTGAACGAAGAACGATACTTTGAGTTTGTTTTCCTTCATTTTTCTGTCGTTTTTTCAAAATTTCCTTTGCTTGCAAAGGTACAGATGAACAAGTATTCCTGAGCGATGCAGAAAAATGAAAGATGATGAATAAAAACCTATGACACAGTTGTTTACCTTCAATTCGTAACCCCTTTTTACTTTTTCCCTGATGGGTTACGATTTGGTAACGGAACTTCTGCCGTTTGATGCTCGTTTTCGCTTACCATCAAAATAGCAGGGAAATGCTAAATGGTACTATTTCAAATAGTTACATTCCCTGTATTTCCCTTTGTTTCCCTTAATTCTTAGCTACCGATTATGCCCGCAAGATGAGCCTTGATTTACGCATGATAGATGAAAATGGGTACTCAGATCATATCGACAACAAGGCAAGTCATTGCGCGAAGCTGCTCAATGACTATTACCAAAAGTACGATGCACAGAAAGGTACACAGTTTGTCTTCTCTGACTTGGGTATTTACAAGCTCGGTGGAGACTTCAATATCTATTCTGAGGTAAAGCGTAAATTGGTGGAAGATTATCATATCCCGTCCTACGAGATACGCTTCATTCAGGAGTGCAAGAACGAAAAAGCAAAGAAAGCGATGGTAGATGCCATGAACCGTGGTGACATTCGCATTATCTTCGGTTCTACCTCTATGTTGGGTACTGGTGTGAATGCCCAGCAACGTGCCGTGGCGGTCCATCATTTGGATACGCCCTGGCGACCATCGGACTTGGAGCAGCGCAATGGACGAGCTGTGCGCAAGGGAAATCTTATTGCCAAGGAGTTTGCGGACAACAAGATCGATGTGATTATCTATGCCGTCGAACGGTCACTGGATAGTTACAAGTTCAACCTGCTGCATAACAAGCAGCTCTTCATTAATCAGCTCAAGACGAACACGCTTGGTAGTCGTACCATTGATGAGGGTTCGATGGATGAGGACAGCGGCATGAACTTTTCAGAATATGTAGCAGTGCTTTCAGGCAATACCAACCTTTTGGAGAAAGCCAAACTCGACAAGAAGATTGCCACGCTGGAATCCGAGCGTAAGAACTTCCTCCGTGAGCGTGATGCCGCAACGGGAAAGTTGGCAGAGATTGACAGCTCCGTGTCTTTCCATTCAGACAAGATCAAGGAAGCCAAGGCAGACTTGGCGTGCTTTGAGAAGCGTGTGGAGCGTGACAAAGAAATCAATAAACTTGTCATTAAAGGTGTGGAGGACAGTACGAACATCAAGGTCATTGCCGCACGCCTGCAAGAAATTAACGACAAGGCACGTACCAAAGGCGAGTACAATAAAATCGGTGAGATTTATGGTTTTTCCATTATGGTGAAGACGGAGAGTACCTCAAAGGATTTGTTTGACTGCTCCGTGAACCGCTTCTTTGTCAAAGGGCAGGAGAGTATCTACTATACTTATAATAATGGTAAGTTGGCTACCGACCCGAAACTTGCGTGTGAGAACTTCTTGGGTGCGCTGGGGCGAATCCCCAAGGTGATAGAATCGCATGAGAAGGAGAAAGAAAAGGTTGCAGCCAATAAGGAAATCTATACTGCTATTGCTAATGGGACGTGGAAGAAAGAGGACGAACTTCGTTCGCTCAAAGGGCAATCGGCAGAGTTGGACAGAAGGATTGCCTTGACGATTACGGATAACAAAGAGGATAAGGAGGAGGAAAGGGACATATCCAATAATGAAAATTCCACGACAATGAAGAGTAGTACCACTCAGACACAAGAAAAGGAAGAAGACAATCACTATCAAAGCATCCGCCCTAAATGGAGACTTTAAGTGTAAGTATAAGCAATTAGACTTGACAATCTTTATTGCCAAGTCTAATTGCTTTACCTAATATCCACCTTTATTATGGAGCAATCATCTTTTCTATGTTGCAAGGGTGGCAATTCCTTGTTTTGCAGATAAGCATTTATATGATGGCATTTATAAAAGCCATCGCTGCAAAGAAGAAAGCCATCGCCAATTTTCACGGGTATATTTTGCACTTCTATCGGATTCCTAAATCCTTTGCCGTTAATACAGACTGTGAGATAATACTCATCCTCTATGCACACGACATCATCCGTCGTAAGTTGCGTAATTGTTCCATCAATGCTTTTATGATATAATCGGACATCACCCAATGAAGTGTAATATAGTTGCATATTAGTGATGTACATAAGAGTAAGTGCAGCTCCCATCTTGGATTTCTTTTGGTAGCATAATTCACCCAGAACATTATCGGCATACTCAAGGCTTCGTCTAATCAAATTAAGCGGATTGGGCACTTCATTGTTCACAAAATAATAGCGTACAGCCTCACAAACTGTTTTAGCAGCTTGTTCGGGAAAGGACAATCCTCCCATGCCATCGGCAAGTACCACTAATGTTCCACCAGCTAATTCTTCATATAGGACAAAGTCGCCATTCTTTTCGCCAGCAGCGATACTTTGAAACTCAATCTGTATATTCATCGAAGATTCTTATTAAACACCTCTATCATTTTTTTGAAAGCTTGAAGAATTTGCTCATATTGAAAAGCAGAGTTACTGTCAAGCACTTGTTGAAGGAGTCGGCTATCCTCCTCTTTTTCGATTTCCCCCTGTAAGCATTGCCCATAATAGGCTAAATGCTCTATGGATAAAAAGCTGACAATATCATTGGCAAGCCAATATGCACCAACAACAAACTCGTCAAAGTCCTCCCAATCATATACTTCTTGATAAACATTCCGGTTTAAGTTGGCAAAGAAATAGTTATCTATGATAAAGCCCATGTCATCCGCATCTTTGCTTGTTTGGATATTGCGATCCAGCCAAGCATTGAGTTTGAGGATGAAAAGTCCATGTAGCGATGCTATCTTGATGTCGAATTTATTATCAATGCTTACGGTTATGGCATCTTTCAGCACTTCCTCAAATCCTTTAACCGACATGGCAATATCTTCTTCCGGTGGCCAGTAAATATAGCCATCTTCCTTTGTAACTTCACCGTATGGTACAACGTCCATTTCGTAAGCCCCATAATAAAACCGCTGATACATTTTCACTTCTTTTGTAAATCCATGCGATAAAAGTGTCTGCGTAATATCGTCAAAGGCTTTCCAGTTAGGAATGGCAATAGCGAGATCCAAGTCTCTTGTCTTTCGACCAGAACTTATTCCTACTAACTGTCGAATCAATATATCCCGGGCTGTTGCACCTATGACAAAGAAGTCTTGTCCAACTTCTTTGAAACATTCATTGACTACGCTTAGCAATTCTATCAAAAGAGGATTGCCTATTTTATCACTTGAAATCTGGAAGTTCATCGTTCAATAATTTGTTTGCAGCTTCTATGGAACGGCTGTTTCCATCACCTAACAGGTCCGCATAAATAAGGATTGCGGGCATCTTGCCAGCTTTCCAGAATTTTTGATACATTTCTATTTCTCCCTCAATGGTATGCACGGCACCAGTTTTCATCAGGTTGCCGAAAGCTAAATCTGTGTAAATCTCAAATTTCTGTGGTGTTAAATACCCATCAATTTGATAAGCTGCACATTCTCCGCCCCAGTACATCCCCTCAGGCAAGGTTATCTTATCCCATTGCTCTTTGCTCTTTACGTCTCTGAACCCCAAACGCTTAATCAGCAATTTAGGCTTAAGTACTTGATGGTAATTCTCCACCCACAAGTCAAGCAATCGACGCTTATCCCTTAAAGTGCGTTTTTTCTTGGTTGTGAGAACAAATTTACGCTCCTCTAATTCATCAAGTACATTTTTTACGGTACCCAAAGAAACCGCACATTGTTCCTTAATTTCTCGGAAAGTCTTACTTATGTTATTATCATCTTGTAGCAAAAAGAAAATGACCTTTAGTCCTGCCTCTTGAAATATAGGATAACTCTTGTTAAGCGTTGTAGGTGCTTTTTCGCCTGTATGAGAGAGTTGAAATATGATGCCCTTGTCTTTTGTATGCCGAATTTGATAGTTTCCTGCGGTATCGGCAAAGTTGATGCCAGCCGTTCTCAAAGTTTCATAGACCATGGGTTGCACATATCGTGCTACTACCAAAAAAGGGATTGCCTGCAAATCAGGACAGTTTTTTATGGTATCTTTGATACGAGTTACATTAACACCGTTCACCTCGTTTTCAATTAAGCAAAGAAAATTTATCCCCAAGATTTTTATTTGTCCCTTAATCATAGGGTTTTCTTGTGGAATAAAATCGTATGTAATGCTTTCGTTACTTTCTGACCATTGTAACTTCATAGCATTTACTGCTTGTTCAATAATAAGTAATTCACTCATATTTGTTCATTATTCAAAACCTGTTCAATTCTATTGAACAATGCAAAGATAATGAACAAATATGATAGTTCCAAATTTTCTGTTCAATAAATCATGATCGTTCAATAATAATGAACAATAAAAAACATTGAACAGCAAATACCGAGTGAAAACATACGATAAGGTCTTACCAATTATCCCGTTTGCGCAACATCTCGTCTATCTCTTCACGCAGGAAAAGAAGCCGTCCATTGGCTTTAAGATAAGGGATTTTTCCTGCCCAAACCCAGTTATAGATGGTCTTCTGCTCCACTTTGAGTATCTTGGAAACGTCGATGATGTCCAAGTATTCGGGTTTCAATGGAGGGTGAATGATCGTATCGACAGATTGCTCTTGCAAAACCAGCAGATGGTCAAGTTTACTCTCAACAGTCATCAGCTTGTCAAACAAGCGTTTCTGCCATGTTTCTTCGGTTCTTTGGTCTATGTATGACATAATTCTCCTTTTTGATAGTTACCACTTGTGTCTTGCGACAAAATACGCTGCTCCTTCATATAGGCAATGTACTTCTTTGCCGTTCGATCCTTGATTTCCATTTCACGCATCAACACATCGCACAACTCTTGATATGATAGCTTTAGTTTGACACGGAATGCAGACTTTACGACAGCCAACAGTTCATCGGTCTTGCGTTTTTCCTTATCCTCTTTCGACTTTTCTCCACGATAAACGTGCATATCGGCTTCCTTGTCCCATCCAAAGAGCATTATCGGCACATCCAGCGGGCTTCCATCACGCACTTTCAAAGCCTTGACGACCGAGTATTCGGGATTGTCATCTTTCTCGATGGAGAGAATGCCCGCAGCCTTGCGTTGCAGTTCCGACCCGATGTGTCCCCTTAGTTTAATGCCGTTAGGTACAAAATGTAGGACACAAATAATGCAAGTATTATAAATCCCTGCCAATCGATAGAGTTCGTCCACGATGGCTATACTCTCCGTTTCGTCGTTGGCGGAGCGTATCAGGTCTGCTATACCGTCAATGACCACAAGATGAATTCCACTGTGTTTGTGATGAAACAAGTCCATACTCTCACGAATGATTTTCAGTCTGTCCTTGCGTGATAGCGATGCTAGATAGAGGGAATGATAAAACTCTGGCACGGACTTGACACCAGCCCTGCGAAGTGTCTTCTCCAAGTTCTTATAGAGTTGTGCCTCCGATTGCTCTGTATCGTAGTGAAGTACAGCCAATCCTTTGGGGTTGGCAGTTACTTCCAATCCCAAGGTTTGCTCTGCCTTTAATCGTTCTCTCCCAAGAGTGCCAGCAAGGATGGCGGCAATGTAGTTGCTTTTGCCTGTTCCTTCTCCACCTGTGATACAAAACAGATTGTCCTGCGTTCCAAGCGGAACACCATTTACTGCCACCACCGACTTTGAAGCGTCTGGCGGATTATCGTAGTCTATCTCACAAGATTGCAATATCATCATCGTCTGTGCATACATATTGGTGAACATATCATTAAGAAGCACTTTCAAGTCCTTTGCTTCATTGCCCAAGGCAAAGAAGTCCGATATATCCTTCTCCGACTTACCCCCTTGCAATGGTAAGGTTAGACTCAATACCTTGTATTGAGCAAATGCATCTGTCTGCCGTTTAGCTTCCCTTACACCTGTCTCGTCCGTATCGTACAATATAATAATGTGTTGAAAGCGAAGCTGCAATCCTTCGATGATATTCTCAGGAATCTGTGCCGTCTCACTGTTGAAACAGATGGCGTTGAAACCATGAGCCGAAAGTGAAAGCACGTCTTTCTCCCCACCTGTGATGAAAACAACATCCCCTTTGCTGGGCAGCTGCTGGAAGCCAAAGACATAGTCGTTCACTTTCTCACCCCCATAAAGAAAGCGCAGCTTACTCTTAGGGCGATAGACTTTTACAAACTTCCCCATGCTATATCCAAACATAGGCTCATCATGTGTAGAACCAAGAGTAAACGGCTTTCCCTGATTGGAGACAGACTCATAGCGAGCAAGCGACTTTACATGAAAACGTTGCAGAGTCTTAGCATCAATGCCGTATTGCTCCCAATAGTCTAGTTCTTTGACATTGAAAGATTGCTCAATTAGCTTGTACCATTTTTTACCTTCCATCTTCTTGAGCTGGTTAGGTGGTTGTACTAAGGGTGGTTTGCAAGGCTTCATCATCATTGTGTGGGGATTACTATGTTCTTTCCTTTCAATGCAAATATTCAGCTGCAAGTCCCGATTTATGGTTTCAAGCACCTTAACAAAGTCTTTCCTCACGTCCAGTCCGAGCATTGTGGCTGCAAACCAAAAGCAGTCGCCGGAGTAGGCATCGTTGCCAAAGTCCTTCATTCGGTAGCAGCCGGACTTGTTGTCGAGATAGATATTGCACGATGCACGCCTGTCGTCATACATAGGATTTCGGAAATTGCGCTTTGGCACAAAGTCGATAGGCATATAGAAGCAGAACACATCCAGTCCTTTGTTGGTTCGGCTCAGTATTTCTTCTTTGATGTTCATAGCTCCTCAAATAAAGTTTGACCATCACCCATATATCCTTTAAGGACACCATCCTTGTAGGCGTTGAGCCGTTGTAGGGCTTCCACTCGTCTGAAACCCTTGAAGGAGGCACGTCCGCTCTTGATGGCGACGTAAAGTCCCTTGAACGGATAGGCAACGTGGTTGCATGATATATACCTGAACGGGATTGCGTTGGTGTCCCTCCATCGGGCAAGGGATGCCCGCGAAATGCCCAAGAGTCTGATGACGTCGGAGGAACTGAGTTCCATCTTATCCTCCAAAACGGAATAATCGCGTCTCATTTCCACGATAAAGCCGGCTATCCGCTCCATGTCGTTCCTTAGTGAGCGTAACTCTGCAATTACCGTCTTTTGTAAATTGTCTTCTTCTGTCATATGCCACTTCTCTTTTCAGTTTAGGATTGAATAGTTGCTCTCCGTGGATTATCATCCGTCTGGAAATTCAGAGTCCTTCCCCAATTGGTGCAATAACTGCATAAGATGCTGCTTAAATCTTCTACTGTCCAGCTTGCACAGCCGATTGAGAATGACGATGAGATCTTCCTGCTCCATTGTGGAGAAGCGAAGGCTTTTATGGGGCGTGGTTGCTATCATGGACTCAATCATACCCTTGGGGAGATGTATCAAGAGCACGTCCATATCGAAGGCTGCCGCACATCTTGCATAAGTGTTGATACGAAGGTCGGTCTGCATCTTGCAGTGTTTCATAAAGTTGGAATATTCCATATTGGCATAGCCTGCCCTTAGCTTGCAGTTTTTGCTGGCGGAGAGCATGATTTCAAGTGTCGGAAGTACAACGTAGAATTTTGCATTACTTCCGGAGTTTTGTTTCTTTGTATTCATATGTATCCGTCTTTTTGTTAGAAATAATGCTGCAAAGTTCTTAACAAATAGGGCTTTAGAAAGAATATTAAATTGCCAATATTGGCATTATATTGCCATTTTGCATTTTTAACATTATGCGTTATTTGTTGCCGTGTTGCCCAATACGTAGGCGAAAATATTGAGCCTGCCATATCAATCACACCTTTGGGACTGTCAGTGCATGGTGCAAGGTCTATCTATATATATAGACTTGCACCATGCACTGAAAATTGTAGCCAAAAGATTTCTAAAACATTTTCCCACAATAATTTGGAGGATGTTCTACTTTTTTGTACTTTTGAACCCAAGAAATGCAAGTGCGCATTTCGGGTAGCAGTATCTGCGTGTACTCTCAAAATACTCTGTTGTGGCTACAATATGGCTACAATTAAAAAGGATAAAAAAATAAAAGACTATGATACAAGGAGTTGCAGCGAAATGGTCATTTTCCCCTCTGACCGCATTCCACGGCTAAAAAACATATCCTTTCCGTTCATGGATCGGTAGTATGTAGTCATACCGTAGGTGCACATATAGTCATCTACCAACTACAACGTAATCCTTTCTCTTTCACCGTATTATCTTGTATTGTAGTGATGTAGTAAGATAACAGTGAAAGAAAAAGGATTGGTACATATTCAGCTATTGACACCCCTGTCATATATGATGATAGGAATGACAGAGTTCCTTGGACGCATCAACTCACTGCACACATGCTTTCTGAACAGATGGACTTCTACGCTGTCAAGCAAGAAGGAAAGGGCGATAATTGTAGGTAATGGGTAGAGCGGTGCGTAGCCCCTTACCTCCTTATCCGTGACTATTTTCCTTTCGTCTGCGCCCCTTTCTTCTGGATGCAGGACGGATTCTTCGGTTATCGTCCGAAGTCTGCCATTGACTTTTCTCCATGTAACTCCGAAGAACCTTGCAAGCTCGCCCTCGGTCATGGCTACTTCGCCTTTTCCCCTGCGGATAACCTGCATACCATTTCCCCACTCGAAGTAGCTGCGCCCCGTGTCCAGACGGATTTCAGCCTTGGTCTTTATTCCATCTTCCGTATTCATGCCGTTTCCTCCATGCTTTTGTTTCTGCTTGCGTTGACAATCGTCATTGCCCCTATGGTAATCGCTTCCGTTTCCATTGTATCGTTTTCTTTGTTCTTTTCCTGATGTTTGGCGATGAGTTTGTCCATGTCCTCGGAAATCTTGCAGTCCGTTACCTGTGCATAAATCTGTGTACTTGCAATTGATGTGTGTCCCATCATCTTGGCGATGCTTTCTATGGGAATACCTGCACTTAGACACATCGTTCCGAAGGTATGTCTTCCCATGTGATAGGACAGGCGTTGCTTGATACCACAAGCCTTGCCTACGATGCTTAGCTTCGCTGCTAACACACTTCTGCTGCAACAGGGCTGAAAGATAAGGCGATTATCCATATCCGTGTTATTGCCTTCTTCTTTCACCGCTTTTAGTTGCCTTTGCTGCTCAATAATCGTCTTGGCTATGGGATGTAACGGCACTATAAATTCTACTTTTGTTTTCTGACGTTCCTTTCTTATATACATCTGTCCGTCCGCTGCGCTCTTGATATGCCCAAACGTCAAGTGTTCCATATCCGTAATGGCTAAACCTGTGAAGCAGGAGAAGATAAACATCTGTCTGGCAAGCTCGGCATCACTATCACATATCTTCATAGCCATCAGTTTTTTCACATCACTCTTACTAAGAAAGCGGATAGCCTTTTCCACCTTTTCATATCCTGCATGCTCAAATGGATTATAACGAATGATGCGCTGGCTTACCGCACGGAACATCAAACGGCTCAGCCAACAAAGATAATTGTTGATAGAAGAACCTTTCAACCCTTTCTTTTTAAGAAAGAAGCGGTATTCTTCAAACAGTTCCTCCGTTATACTTCGGATTTCTATATCCGTACTACCTAAGTCCTTTATAAACTCGCACAGCATCCTGTTAGCATAGCAAAGGTTAGTGTATGTACCTTCTGCCTTAGACTTGCCCACACCTTCCTTTACCGATTGTAGTTCTGTATTGCTTAGCTCCAACAAAGTGGTGGGAGAAGTTGCTATGCCTTGCAATCTGTTTTTAAGCAGTTCAGCACTTACCACTCCGTCTTTTAGGAGCAGTTCCTGATAGGTCTTTTCTACTTGTTCTCTGAATGCTTGCAGGCGAAGGTTTGTTTTCTTATCTGTAGTTATTCCTTGCTTGGCATTCCACTCCGCAGGCTTACATTCTTCGTTTGTAGTAATGACAGAGTTCTTGCCATCTATCGTGATACGGCAGAGTATGGAGGTCAGACCATTTGCTTTGGTCTTTTGTCTGTTGATATAAAACAGTGTCTTGAATGTACTTCTAATCATGATTTTAGTTTTAATACTACTATTGCTAAATACTCATCTGCATATCCTCCGTGAAAGAAAGGAAACGCTCAAACTCCAAAAACAGTTTCTGTGGTGTAACCTTTGCGTACCGTTCGGTCATACTCACGTTGCTATGCCCCAACATCTTGCTCACCGTTTCTATCGGCACTCCCTGCTCAAGTGTGATGAGCGTGGCAAAGGTATGTCTTGCCGTATGCGTGGTAAAGGGAAAGGCTATGCCGATTCTTAGGCGCAATGCTTTAAGATACGATTGATAGGTGGCATATTTCATCTGTGGCAATAGGCTTTCCCTTTCATCGCTCTTGTACTTCTCTATTATCCTGATGGCTTCGGGCAACAACTTGATACGGCAAAGTACGCCTGTCTTCTGCCTGTTGAACTTCAGCCAAAGACTTCCCTCATCATCACGGACAAGATGCAATCTGCTTAACTCCATCAAATCGCAATAGGCTGCACCCGTATGGCAAGCAAAGACAAACAAGTCCCTTGCGGTTTCCATTTCCTCCTCTAACTCTTCAAACTGTATCTTCATTAGTTTGTCAAGCGAACACCTATCAAGAGCTTTGGGTAGCTTCTTATCTCCTCTTACTATTTTTGCATTAGCAAACAACAAGGTGTCAGCCAATCCCTCACGGTATGCCAACCTACATACGGTTTTTATTTGGGAAGCTGCACCATAGAAACTGCTCTCTTGAAAACCTAATGTCCCCAAGAAAAAATCTCTAAAATCATAAATAAAGTTTTCAGATAGTTGTGAGAAAGCTAAATCCTCTACCTTATATTTCTCTTCGATGAATGTGCAAAGATTGCTTCGTGTAGAGTGATAATTAGATAGCGTATCTTTCTTAATATCTATTCCAACGTGTTCTTCTTTCTCCCTGATAAGCCTATCAAGGCGTTCTATAAGCATACACCGAGATTGTACGCTCCCTTGAAACTGCTCCTTGATGTCCGTGGCAGTAAATGCCTGTCCTTTGGACAGCAATGTTTGATAAGCGGACTGAATGGAAAGTACTAAACTATCCAGCTTTCCGTTCACTTCCACCGCCTCACGGCTCTTGCCCCTCATTCTACTTTCACGAGGACTCCACAAATCTATATCACAAGATAGCTTGCAACTAAACTGTACTATACTCCTTCCAAGTGTGATACGTCCCATAATGGGAGCTTTACCCTGCTTATCCTTTCCGCTCTTTTTGAGGTAGAGCAACACCTTCATCTTTTCTGTTTTCATACGCTTTAATTTTTATGGGCAAAGTTACCCAAATTAAAGCGTTCCTCACTTATGCAGAAAACTGCCGACCAAAGCAACAAACACACGAGAGAAACAATTTCAGTTACCTACATCTGCATTTAGTTACCTACTTCAAATCTTGGTAATGATTTAGTAACTGAACTTCTGCTTAAATCCGCACTTTCCTGCCTTTTACAAATAGAGCAGTTTTATGCAAATTGCCTCGTTTCTACCTCATTACCAATTAGTTTGCATATCTTTCGATATTTCTTCATTTTCCTTGATTAGTTACATGCCAATTGATGCCCTTTTAGTCGCTAAAAGCAATGCTTTTACAAGCGAAGGTCTGTACCATCGTAAAACAAAAGGATTGCGAGGGAGCATATTTAACGACGACGCCAGCAACCATTCGTCTTTTTATTTATATATTTGCACTATCGTCTTATCAATAAAAAGAACGACACAAGAAGAGCGAACACACCATTCTTCGGACAATAATCTTGTGTTTCAATAATGCAAATGCCCATTAATACAAATCAACTTACAGATGAAAGAAGGAAGAACCCTATGGAAAAGCAGTGCATCAATCGTTGTTTTATTGGCTATTCTCTTGTTTGGTAGCTGCCAAACCACCAGCAATCGCCTCGTTGTGGTTGAGCAAAACGAGC